GGGGACTCAAGGAGCGCCCTGAGCTGATTGTGCTGCGTGCGACGGACATGCCCGCCGTCCTCGTCGAGCTGGCGTTTATCGACAATGACGAGGACGCAGAACTCTTGATGACGCGGCAGGATGACTTCGCGCGGGCGATTGCGCGAGGCGTGACGGACTATGAGCAGATGCTGTGAGTCGACGGGCGAAAAAGGCGGCACGAGAGCCGCCCGAGCAAACCGAGTGGATTGGTCTCGTGCAGCTGAACGCTATGCAGGATTTTGCTGCATGGCTGTCTGAGCCGCGCCAAGGGTGGGAGATGGATACGCGCTTGCAGAGGGTGAGCTGCTGCGGGCGCATCGGTATGGGCGGTGCATTGTCGTCGCCTGGGACGAGCGCAGGGGAGCGACAGTCTGCCCAAGGGCGGTCATGGTGCTCTGGTATGCGTTTGTGTTTGATGCGTCGTTAAACCCTAATAACGACAATTTTGAAACTTGTAACAAATAATAACCAAATTATCGTTATTTTGGTTATTGCAACCTGTAAGTATGTTTTACATGTTCTCCGTAAAAGTTGAAAGTTTCAAGGGAAAGAACAGAGAGGAGTAAAAAATCATGAGCAAGTGGACGGACATCAGGGACAACATTGTCAAGGAGCTTAATGTTGATCGTGTCACAGAGGACGTCAAGCAGCGTGTGACTCGCGCGATCCTGAGCGAGGGCGTGCCGATGATCGAGCAGGCCGTGGACAAGTTTGTGGCGCAGATCAAAGAGCAGGCAAAGGCCGAGCACGGCTGGTGCTACTGGCGTGACGCTGTAGTATTGCCGAGCGTGATGCAAGGATCTGTGTGGTTGATCAAAACAGTGCTCGATAAGTCGCTCACGCCGACGATCAAGGCGTAAGGCAATCGCAACAGCCCCGAGGTATTTGCTTCGGGGCTGTTTTTTATGCTCGTGGATTGACGTGTGATGCAGCCTAGGATATAATAAGCTTGTAAGATGTCTCGCTTCGGCGAGTGGATTGAAATGAATGTGATTGGTCGCGGCGGAAATATTTTCTAGATACAAAAGGAGAGGGTTAAATGCCTCTCCTTTTTGTTTTTTTCTACAAAAAAATCTCAAAAACTTATTGACATTGTACTGTTGCAATGGTACAATATAAACAAGATAAGGGTTAGGCAACAAGGAGGAAAAAATCATGGCAAAGTATGAAATCACCTGCAGCTGCGGACACACCGAAACGGTGCAGATTTACGGGAAGGCAGCTGATCGCGAGCGCGAGATTGCTCGCCGTGAGCGTGGCATCTGCAAGGAGTGCTGGAAAGCCGAGCAGGCGCAGGCGGCTCAGGAGACGGCAAAGACCTTCGATCTGGCACAGCTCGAAGGCTCCGAGAAGCAGATCGCTTGGGCGAACGACATCCGCGCCAAGCTGTTTGACAAGTACGGCGACCAGCTGAAGGCTGCCACCGACGAAAAGACCAAGAATTTCATGAAGTTCTTGGTCGGTCAGTCCAGTGCAAAGTACTGGATCGACCGCAGGGATGCCATGCTGAGACAGTTGGCGCAGGAGTGGATCAAGGAAGGAGGGAAATAAGATGAAAGTGAAAATCACAGAAGAGATCGCCCGCAGGCTTATCGGAGTGGGCGGACCTGGACATCTCGCCGTTTTCGCTGACGTAGAATACTACGTCAGCGATGGCGAAGAGTACACCTTGAGTGGGGATTACTCCACATTCGGAGCAGTTCCCCTCGTCGAAATCGATGTAGAGGATGAAGACGAGATCCATCGTCTCGACCTCTACAACATCGGGGTCACAATCGCACACCCGATGACCGAGGCTTATGCCGAGGCCATCGAAAAGGTAGAAAACGGCGAGGAAGAGCGGAGCATCTTGGACTGGTTTGACGATTGGCATAGCCAGTACGACGAAAATAAATTTGAAATCTGGGACATTGGCGATCGATTGCCCCAGAATCTCGACGAGATAAGGAGGAGTATACAATGAAAACGCCTCGACAATATCACGGACTGGAAGACGCCCGCGCCGAGATGCCGGCACGTACCCGGAACGATGGCTTTTACATCGAAGTCAGTTATAACCTCGATGCGGATGAGGTCTACGCGACCCCGCATGTTGACGTAGGCGGTTGGAGCCGCACGGAATACGCCAACCCAAGAATCATTAGGGTTGGCAATTTCGCTCGGCAGGTATCGTCCGCAAAGCTTAAAGCGTACATCGACGAAGCCGCCAGCTACTACGAGTAGCCCCCGAAAGCCCCGTCATAAGAGACGGGGCTTTCGTAAACCTTGAAGCTGTATTATAATGTTCCTGAGGAGGGGATGACATGGGGTGGCAAGAAAACAAACTTGCATATACTCGCGAATACAACAGACAAAAATACGCACAAATAAAAATGCAAGTTCCCAAAGAAGCGAAAGAGGCTATCAAGTCAGCCGCCGAAAAGGCCGGAAAATCAATAACCATGTATATCATGGAAGCAGTAGATGAGAAGATGCGGAACAACGCATAAAAAAAACAGAGCAGTGTAGTCGCGCTGCTCTGTTTTTTTATGCAAATCAAATCTTTATGAATATTGGGGTCAGCGTATCACTGCAGATGTCAACGCGCTCCAAGATATGATTCCAAAACAGTTTTTGCGCTGCTTTGTCTAGGCGCATATAGTATTCGCGGAAATTGCCGATCGATAGCAATTTGATATATGCCAGGCTAATATTCTTGGACGGTGGCATATCTGCTATTTGAGCGTGCAGTCTGTTATATTCCGCATCAAAATCCTCTCGATAGATTTTCTTGCTGACGTATTGCTCTTTGAGCCGTTCCTGCTCTATGAGTAGATTCTCAGCACGTTTGATGTTTTGATACTTTTGGATTTCGCGCTCAAGGGCGTCCAATAAAATGGATTCAATTCGTTGCTCTGGATAATATGTTTTGTATGTGCAGTCGCTATGCGCAGCATTGCGACAAATGTAGTAGATATAAACCTTACCTTTGCCGCGGCTAAATGCTGGCGTTAGTGCACGCCCACAGTTTGGGCAACGCAGAAGCCCGGTATATATGTAAACGTTGCTGCTGTGAGGATGTTTGGTGTGCCCGGCAAGTATTTCTTGCGCCTGCGCAAAAGTATTTTTAGAAATCAATGCAGGGCAAAAACCTTTGATGCCGTGATACTCGCCGATGTAGAGACGATTGCGCAAGGCTTGTCCTACGGCGCTGTTTGATTTTTTATAATCGTATTTTTCCCGCAGCATCCGATATGTGCGGAGTACGCTGCGGGAGGCGATAAAGTGTCTAAACATCGCACGTACCATGGGGGCTACATCCTTATCTATCTGGATGCGCTTATCATCGTTGATGAGATAACCGTCTGGGATCGATCCTGATGTGACTTTGCCGATTCGACGACGCCCCTCAAAGATGTATCGGACGCGGTCGCCCGTCTGGTCACTCTCATGCTGCGCGAGGGATAGCTTGAGATTGAGCATGAGCCGCCCGTTTGTCGTGGTCGTATTAAAAATCTCTTCCTGCGAGCACTCCCAAAGTACGCCATGTCGATCAAGGATGTCCTGCACTTTGTAATAATCTGCGACATTGCGGAACCAACGGTCAAGGCACTTAAATACGATGATATTGACAACGCCTGTGCGGACATCGTTAAGGAGGCGCTGCAATGCTTTGCGTCGGCTGAGTGCTTTGCGAGCGGAGATACCCTCGTCAGCATATACGCCGACAACAATATAGCCATGTTGCTCAGCGTGCTGTCTTAAGTCATGCTCTTGTTCGCCGAGCGAGTATCCGTGTCTTGCCTGCTCCTCTGTCGATACGCGGATGTAGAGCGCGGCACGTTTTTTGATAAGGGTGTCCATATATGATCGCCTCCTGCGTGATATTGCTTTTTGTCTACAGTTTGCCTACAAACACCATGATTCGCCTTGATAATCTCTTATAATCTACTGCGTTAAAAAATCGCTTGTTATTTGCGCAAAGCCTTGCGGTTTCTTAGTTTAAACATATCCCTTATAAGCTAATGGAATATACTATAGATACGATTTTGCTTCCGTGCTATAATAGTCTTCACTATGCGAGAACCCTTATAGGCAAAGGGTTCTCGCCTTTTTATTTATCGTTTGTCTACAAATTGTCTACAAAATTATTTGCCTACAATTTCGCCGAAGAGACGCGCCGTCTCTTTCTGCATGGCTTCCGTGTCATGCGTGTAAAGATTCTGCGTAATGGTCGCATCCTTGTGGCCGAGGCGGGCGGCTACG